CTACACTCTTTCGGTTCCGCAAAATCCCCGGTGTAACTGTTGATACCACGATGTTTATATTGTGCGATGCAAACAGGTACAACATTATCAGCGCGGAGGATGTTCGAGGGCGCGGGATGTATGTGGAGGTACTGGCCGAGCGCATAACCCCGTCGAAAAAGTGAGGTGGATGAAGTGGCAAAGGCTCAGCTTAATCTTCCAACAAAGTTTTTGGAAGGATTGACCGCGCTCGGCGACCGCATGGATTCCGTCATAGAGGAGGCTCTTGAAGCCGGGGGCGAGGTCTTATTGTCAGCTGCGCGAAAAAATCTTTCCGGAGCAATTGGCAGCAAGCCCAGCGTATTGTCTGACCATGTGAGCACCGGTGAGCTTTTGGGCTCACTCGGCTTATCGCCGGTGAAGATTGACAATAGTGGTATAGCAAATATTAAGGTCGGTTTTAACGAGCCCCGCCGAAACCAGTATGCTCAGAATAAAAACCGAAAAGGGCGTCCACAAACGCGAAGCAAATCAGGCAACCGCAGCTACTATGAGCTGACAAACGCCATGATCGCGGCTGTGCTGGAATACGGCAAACACAACCAGCCGCCGCGCCCGTTTCTCGAACCGGCAAAGATCAATTCAAAGTCGGAGTGTATCGAGGCCATAAAAGAAGTGCTTGAAAAGGAGATGGGTGTGCTATCGAACTCTTAGAAGAATTAACCGCGATCATGGCCGGGCTCGGCCTGCCGGTGGAAACCGGCGTGTTTAGTGATACGGCTCCGGATGAGTATATCGTGCTCACTCCTTTGGCAGACACATTTCAACTTCATGCCGACAATATTCCGGAGATCGACGTGCAGTATGTCCGTGTGTCTCTATTTTCAAGGGGTAATTATTTAGCCATGAAAAGAAAAATTGAGACCGCACTACTCGAATCTGACATTACAATTACCGGTCGGAGGTATTCAGGGCACGAAAACGATACAGGCTATCACAATTATGCCATTGATGTGGCAAAAGAATACATAATGGAGGTTTAAACATGGCTACAATAGGGCTTAAAGATTTGTTTTACTCAACAATCACGGAGGACAGCAACGGAGACGAAACATACGGAGTCCCCCAAAGGTTGGCAAAAGCAATATCGGCAGACATTTCAATCAACTTGGCCGAGGCGATTCTATACGCCGACGACGGCATTGCAGAATCCATAAAAGAGTTTGCGTCTGGCACGCTTACTTTAAACGTGGACGACATCGGAAACGACGCGGCAGCCGACCTTACGGGCGCGTATATTGACGATAATGGCGTTCTCGTTTCCACTGGTGAGGGAGGCGCCAATATACTCCCGGTGGCTATAGGATTCCGCGCGAAAAAAGCGAACGGTAAATACCGTCATTTCTGGCTGTACCGCGTCAGGTTCGGGATACCGGGCACAACCCTTAACACCAAAGCCGATTCAATAACTTTCCAAACTCCGACGATTGCAGGTACGGTTATGCAACGCAACAAGCTTGATCAAAAAGGGGAGCATCCTTGGAAGACGGAGGTCACCGAGGGAGACGCGGGAGTATCGAACAACATAATCACAGAATGGTACGACAATGTTTATGAGCCAGAAGTTTCATAATGGGGGTTATACAAATGGATAACGAACGCAACGCAATTATTAACATCGGCGGCGAGGAATACGAACTGATCCTGACGACCAAAGCGACCAAGGCAATCGCCGGTCGTTACGGCGGATTGGAAAATCTCGGCGATAAGCTTATGAAAACAGATAATTTTGAGCTTGCGCTTGATGAAATTGTCTGGCTCTTGACGCTGCTGGCGAATCAATCTATTTTGATTCACAATCTAAAAAACAGAGATAAATCAAAAGCAATTTTGACTGAGGACGAGGTTGAGCTACTTACCTCGCCGTTTGAGCTAGCCTCGTACAAAAACGCCATAACCGAGTGTATGTTTAAAGGCACCGCCAGAAATATTGAAAGCGAGCCGAACACGGACGACGAAAAAAACGTGGACGCCGGGTAAGCGATGACGAATCATTTACCCGGCTCTACTATTACGGCACGGTTCAGATGGGCATGAGCGACGACAAATTCTGGCTCATGCCTTTTGGACTGTTATTAGATTTGTGGACGTGCCACAAGCAGTTTATCGGCGCGGAAAAACCGAAAACTGAGAAATTTATTGACGACATAATTCCACAGGGGATTTGATCGGGGGTGTAAGCGTGTCTGACATAGGCCTGAAAATTGGAATAGACGGGGAAAAAGACTTTAAAAATTCTATTCGCGAGATTAACCAGTCTTTCAAAGTCCTCGGCTCTGAGATGCAGCTCGTCACATCGCAGTTTGATAAAAATGACAAGTCAATCAGTGCGCTCACCTCACGCAATGCTGTGCTTGATAAGAGCATATCTTCGCAAAAAGATAAGATCGAAACATTAAAATCCGCGCTGGATAACGCGACAAAATCTTTCGGCGAGAACGACAAGCGCACCCAAAACTGGCAGATACAATTGAATAAGGCTCAGGCCGAGTTGAACGGTATGGAGCGGGAGCTAAAGGATAATGTAAAAGCTCTTGCTGATGTCGAGCGTGGGACTAACGACGCAGGAGATAAGCTGGATGAATTTGGAGCGGTTGTTAAAAAAACCGGCGATGACACCGGCGAATCCGTGAATAAATTTGAGAAACTCGGCGAGGTGTTGGCGTCGGTCGGAAAAGCCGTCGTCGCTACCGCTGTCGCCGTGGGTACAGCCGCCGCTGCTGTTGGCGTCGGTATGTTCAAAATGGCCGAAAACGCGGCGGCCACCGGCAAGGAAGTCAATAATATGTCCCAAAAGCTGGGGTTGTCACGCGAGGGCTTTCAGGAGTGGGAGTTTATTCTGCGTAAATCCGGCACCAGCATCGACATAATGGGCACAGGCATGAAAACCCTGCAAAAAACTCTTGGTGGGCTTACCGAGGACGGCGATTCGGCGTCAAAGGCGTTTAAGGCAATTGGTATTTCTTTCGATGAGATTAAGGGCAAGACCCCCGAAGAAGCCCTAAATATGACTATAAAGGCGTTGCAGGATTTGCCGCCCGGAGCCGACCGCACCGCCTCCGCATTAAAATTATTCGGCAAGGGAGCTATGGAACTCCAGCCACTGCTTAATAAGACATCCGCAGATACCGAAGAACTCCGCCAACGGGCGCATGATTTGGGTTTGGTGATGGATGGTGATGCGGTGGACGCTGCCGGTAAATTTAACGGCGCTATGGGTAGGGCAAAAGATACCATTGCCGGGATGAAGTTGCAAATATCAAGCGCACTCCTTCCGGCTTTCGCCGACGGCCTCTCTGCATTTTTGGATTTCGCGCAGGGAGCCGATGGCGGCGAGGAAAAGATGAAATCCGCTGTAGATAATATGGTTCAAGCGATCACCGTAGCCATTCCTCAGATGGTGGACGAGGGCGCGAAAATGATCTCCAACCTCGTCACAGGTATCTCACAGGCTCTGCCCGGAGTGGTCGGCGCAATCTCGGACGCCCTGCCACTTATCGTCGGCGCGATCACCACTATGGCTCCACAACTGGTAGAAGTCATAATGGGAGCCGTGCCGATGGTTGTGTCCGCGATTTTGTCGGCTCTGCCAGTGCTGGCAGACGCGGCAGTACAAATTGTCCTCGCTCTGGTGGATGGTCTGTCCGGTATGCTTCCACAGCTGATTCCAGTGGCAATCGAGGCTATTCAGTCAATTGCAACCGGTCTCATTCAAAACGTCAACCTGTTGCTGGAAGCGGCTCTACAGCTTATTCTCGCTCTGGCCGACGGGATTTTGGAGGCTTTGCCGGAGCTTATAGCCGCATTACCGCCAATCATCACCGCGATTGTAGGTTTCATCATCGAAGCGATTCCGCAACTTATAGAGGCTGGCGTTCAACTGCTCATTGCACTGGTAAAAAATACGCCGGCAATCATAGTGGAAATTGTTAAAGCTATACCGATGATAATTGCGGGTATTGTGGGGGCATTTAAACAGGCGGGGCCGAAGATCGTAGAGGTTGGCTCCGATTTACTGCGCGGGGTTTGGGAAGGGATAAAAAATACAGGCGATTGGCTGTGGAAACAAATATCGGGTTTCTTCGGAAACTTAATCGGGAAGGTCAAAAACTTTCTCGGAATTCATAGCCCGTCGCAGTTATTTGCCGAGATCGGCGGCAATATGGGTCAGGGTGTCGGCGTTGGATTTGTTTCCGCTATTGAGGCCGTGGGCGGGCAGATGAAAGACGCGCTCGGAGATGTGATGTCGTCAATTAATTTGGATAAGAGCATCATGATTGCGGCGCAGCCCGTTCAGCAACCATTCGGTGGTACCGGCACGGCCGCGCAATCCGAGGGGAGAACCATTAATCAAAATATCATTCAGAACATTTACGCCGAAAACACCAGTTATGCAGACCAGCAGCGCGAGGCCGCCCGGCGGATCGAACTGGTCGCGAGGGGGCTGACGGCATGATTGAAAAACTTACATATACCAACGAGCGCGGTGAGAGCGTCATATTCTCCACTAAGTCCATATATCACGTCAATATTTCAAAAGATGTGACTGGTTTGTCGGATGTCCGCAACTCCATATTTTCATCCAGCAGCATGGGGCAGGACGGCGACACATTCTTAGGGCAGCGTATTATCGCGCGTGATATTGATATTATCGGCCACATTCACGAGACGGATAAAGCAAAAGCCGCCGAGCTTCGCCGCTGGTTGCTTCATGTGCTCAACCCGCACTATGCCGCGACGCTGGTTTATGAGTTGGGCGAGTTCAAGCGGGTGATTGATTGCCGCGCGGACAGCTCTCCCGCATTCCGCGCGGTTCCGGTTTTACAGCGGTTTACGGTTCAGCTCAGTTGTTCGAATCCATTCTGGCGTGAAGAAGCGGAAAAGCGCGAGGATATAGCCTCTTGGATCGGATTATTTGAGTTTCCCGAGCCGGAGGGACTTGAGATTGACGATTCGGCCGGGATGGAATTTGAGCAACGCGCTCCTGATTTGATTGTGAATGTGCAAAACACCGGCGATGTGACGACCGGCTTAACAGCCGTTTTACGGGCTTCCGGCTCGGTTACAAACCCGTCGCTGATCAACGCCGAGACACTGGAATTTATCAAGCTGGATGTCGTTATGCAAGCGGGCGACGTTATCACTATCTCGACAGGGTACGGACAAAAGAGGGCCACCATGCGACGCGGTGGTGAAGACATTGATATGTTTCGGCACCTTGATGCGGATAGCACCTATTTACAGCTTGC